GAAGCATCTTCTTCTTTGTACTCTTCATCAACTATTCCTAAGAGGGCTTTCATGGTGGTTGAGGTGATTGGAACACGCTTTTTATCTAAGCCGCTTTCGTAAGAAATACCTTCATTATCAGCTAGTATTTGTAGGTATCTATACACTGGCCCTGCAGCTAGAATAGCCATGTCTATTTGGAATTTACCTCTGGCTATACTTTGCATCATTAAACCTGCAACGATATTAGTCAGGGGTCTTCCTACACCCATTAAGCTGTACACAACTTCGGCTGTCTCTTCTTCCTGCATAAGACCCATTACATACTCAACCGTAGCATCGTATGTTTCTATTTCGGGGGGTCTATGCCAAGGGTAGTTTCGGGTATCGGACGTATAATTAGAACCTGGAATTGGCCCAGAGTTTTGACTATTTAGCATCTACATCTTCCTCAACTTCTGGTTCCATATCATTTAATTCTTCTTCTAATTCATCCATATATACAGGCGTATATACAATGCTCTCCCCTTGAACCTTTTCTAGCTCTTCAGGCAGTTTTCCATTTAAAAAAGATTTTATGGATTTTTCTATTACGTCTTCAAATCTCATGGCGTTTTCCTATGCAAATTTTGCAACTGCAATTTTTGATGCAGTCGAAATCAGAGTATCAAATATACTAGAGCCTCCTGAACTTTGAGCTTGGGCGTCCATTTCTCCTAATAATAATCTGAGTTCAAATTCTTCTTCTGAGAGAGCCGCTTTAAATAAATAATCAAAAGTAGAATCTAATCTATCCCAAGTTCGGTTTAGCCCCTCTTGGCTTAAATCCAACATGGCCTTAACGTCAGTAGCTGCAGCATCAAAAGCAAGTTGAGTATTCTCAGTTTCAACCGTCTGTCTCCATTTAACATTTGAGCTATCTACTAAGTACTGCATATTAGCGTAAAACTCAGACCGTCTATTTTCTAAGGTCTGTCGAAACTCAGTGGCGTCATTAATTTCACCTGCATTAAATCTCTTAATATCTGCTAAAAGTTTATTATTTACTGTCTGAACATCTACACTTAGTTGGTCATAAAATTTGTCTAAATCATTTTGAGATTCTGCAGTAAATCTTCGTTGTACATTTTCTTCTTTGACTTCTTCAAATAAGGCATCTGCCATAATTTGTGTATTAATGATTTCAGCCTGTTGCTCATTATCAAGATTAGTTAAATCCATCTTGAGTGTAGACTTAGCATTTTCTACAGCGGATCTTTCTCTTACCCCTAAGTTAGCCAGTTCAACCTTAGACAAAACCAAAGACTTGTTAATGAAAGATTGCTGAGTGTTATCTATGTTTTTAAGTCTTAAAGATCTAAAAAATTCAGAGTCTGATTTTGCTATGGGCAAAGAAGCTTCCATCAATGCTTTACTCATTGCAGCTACTGCAGCCCCACCTGTCATGCCGCTAAATGCAATTGTGCGATTTACGTTTACCGCAGCCCCTTGCGCCCAAGACGGTATTACAGGATTTCCACTGGCATCTACAAAAGATTTAGAAATAATATCTAGTTGCCCTAGCATAGTTTCTTTAGTGTCTACATATCCTAGCGGCCCAAGTTCATCAGCTAATAGCTTTCCTGAAACTGTACTTGTATCAATAACCTGACTTGTATTTTGTATTGCTGTGTTATCTAAAGATACGCCTAATTGATTTGTCGTACCGTCTTTATTAACGCCTGTAGCAATAGCATCTACATCACTAACGATAGACCCTGCATCAACAAGATTTTTATCTGTTATTTCTCCTGTGACAGGATCAACTTTGTATTGTGGGTTGTCTAATCTATCTACACTACTGGCAACATCATATGTATTAGCCGTACCGCCATCTGGCATGGTAACTTTAGGAACACCATCAATCACCTGTACGTCATACTTTTCTAAATCTGCTAGTATGTAGTTTGGATTAGATGGATCTAGCATAGCACCTGCAACATCAGGATCTATGCCCTCAACTATGTCTGAAAGATTAGCATTTCTATCCTTCAAAAACTTTTCTGGGTTATCTACTAACGCTTTTATATCTTCGTTTGATGTAACAAGACCTGAAGTCGTTAGCATTTCTATTATTTTATCTTGAGAAATTGCGCTTTCGTTGGACGCTGTAGCTTCATCTTCTGTGCCAGTACCATCTGTAGTACCTGAAGAATTATCTCCAGATCCTGTAGTCGTAATACCCGTGGCTGTATTACTATCGTTTTTATAATCTAGATTGTTATCATTTGTGACAGTGTTAAAAAATTTATCTACAACATTGCTATCTTGATTATTATTAGTTCCACCTGCAGTAACGTACTCTTCATTAGTGCCGCCATAAAACTGATCGCCAGAGCCAAATTTGCCACCACCATCGAACATATCACCTGCATCTTCGTAGCCTGTGATTTTTGTGAATAAGCTTTCTTCTTCAGCCATCTAGGTTATCCTTTTCTTGTTCACAGACCCTAATACGATCTCGAAGTTTTATGTAATCAGTCACTACTTCAGGGATTGCTTCATAGCCTTCGTCCAAGACATCCAACTCTGCAGCTAGTGTCTCGTTAAAATCCGTTGAGTATGATTTGAGGGGTGGACAGTAGACTTCTAAATTAGTCCTATAAACCGTCCTTTCGCAGCCTGTCAGTAAGACCGCTGCGAGTACCAAGAGAACCGTCTTCTTCATGTTCAGCCATTGCCTTATAAAAATCTGTAGCCTTTTCTTTGGCCTTTAAATCATCTTTTAAAATCTTATTCTTCTCTGCGGCTTTACCTTTGACCCGACCTACGATGTAGAGGATGGGCAGAGCGATAACTAAAGCCGCAATGATTAAGTCTTTAATCTTGCCGAAGATGCTAAACATCTACGCCTTCCTTTTGGTCTTTCCATCGTGCGAATGCAGCCAATGCTATGCCGCCCACCGCACAGATTAAAAAGATGGTTTGAAGGTTTCCTGAGTAAGAAGCTAATCCCTCTAGCTGACCTGCTACTTCGTTCAGACCCGTGGCTGCACCTGCAATACCGACACCTGCCATCGTCTTAGATTTAGTCAGGGGCTTCTTGTCCTGTACCGTAACCTTTTGAGCCATTGGTACATCAGGATCATCACTTGGTAGTTGTGAGTCCATCGTAAACAAAGCAGCTTCGGCTGATCGTCTGCGAGTAAGCCCGTTGAGGGGTTTAAGAACACCATTAACCCGTGCCTTGTTCCAACGCATTAGTTGTGCAGGAACTGCAGAATAATCTCCTGAGTTCAATTTTTTCCTTAGAGTCGAGCTTGCAAAAGCACTACTTCCTAAATTGAAACAGAAAGATACTAGCGCATCAAACTGGTACTGGGTTAATGGTACGGTCACAAGGTTTTTAACCTCACGCTCGAAGACCTTCAGATCATCCCGTAGAAGCTGTTCTGCTTCGTCCTTTGTGATCGTCATATTCTTCTTTACGCCTTTTGTGTGACCGTATCCAATCGTGAGGACATTAGCTGCACAACGGTATGGCACTATCATGCCATCGTCCCGTTCCTTTGCTAGTCCTTCAAATTTTTTTATCAGGTTTATGCCCTGATCGCTTGTTGTTTTAGGGTGCATATTTTATCCAAATGTTGAGAAAAAAGGTTGTTCCCTAGCCATCATTCCGCTTTCAACAGCGGCTCTACGATTTACTAATTGTTGTGGCGCTCTATCCCCTGAAGCAGCCTGTCCTGAGTATCCAAGAGCATCCATCTGTTGCAGCAACGCATTCACATTAATCATACTTTGACCTGCAAGATTATTACTTCGATCAAACTGAGCTAACATGATGTTGCTTTGTCGATCCATCTGTCTTCGAGTAGTAAGACCGCTTCGATCAACACTCTCACGGATCAACTGTCCGTTTGCATCAAATGAGTTTGCTAGTTTAGTATACTGATCTCTAAGACCTGCATCTATATTATCGCCTTGAGAAGCTAAGATTGATCGTACAGCATCTATTCTGTTAATCACGTCATTCTGTTCTGCAGCCCCTTGTTGATCTGGTGCAGCCATACCTGCAGCTAAATCTGTGACGTTCTTAGTAAAGTCTCTAGTCATAGCTCTTTGACCTTGAACAGCCTGTTGATTTCCCTGATCTACAGCCGATTGAACATTCTGCGTATCTCTTTGAGCCGCATCGAAGTTTCTGCCCATGTCTCTTCGCATATTGGTAAAACCACCTGAGACTGTGTCTTGTAGTTCCCCACGACTTTGATTAGCGAGATTTGTATTTACATCATAGGTATCTCTGAAGTCGGTAAAGTTAGTCTGTAGGCCGCTTAGATTGTTTGTAAGGTTTTCCTGACCACCTGCTAATCCCTGGTAGTATACGTCAGCCCTTCCCGACATATCTGATAAGTAATCTTTTAACTGACCTTGGCCCCCAAGAATGTTTGAAGACAACAGATCTCTATTAGTTTGTGCGTCAGCAAAACCTGTAGCCACTTGATCTTGAGTTTCGGTAAAACCCGTATCTACTGCAGTGTTTAGGTTATCAAAGTTTGTTTGGTTAGACGTACTTAAATCAGATATACTGGTTCCAACGTCACCAAGAGTTTGTGCAGTTGTAGCAAAACCTTCATCTACTTTAGTCCCTAGACCCTGTGTATCAGCCCTGACCTGACCAACATCACTCAGGATCTGCCCTGTGTCTGACATGATCTGACCTGTATCGGTCATTATTTGGCCTGTATTTGATTTAAGGGTTTCCTGATTAGCAGCCGAAGTAGCGAAGCCTTGGTTGACCTGATCTACTTTTGCTAGGTCACTTGTATCAATTTCATTAGTGATGTTTGTTGTAGATCCACCGCCACCAAAGCTATCAAACCTCTGGTTAATTAGATCCTGAGTAGTAGACTGACCGCCGATAAGTTGTTCAGTATCTCCCTTGACTGTGTCAGTAACGCCAACTTCTTTACCACCATAGGTTACCTCATCACCGCCAGTGGTAGTAACATTACCATCTGCATCAGTATTAGTCACAACAGCCGTAGTAAAGGTTCCTGTATTAC